CCTGTTCCTCTTCAACAACCTCTTCCTGTTCAACAACTTCTTCTTCTACAACCTGTTCCTGTTCAACAACCTGTTCCTGTTCAACAACCTGTTCCTGTTCAACAACCTGTTCCTGTTCCTGTTCTACAACCTGTTCCTGTTCAACAACTTCTGGTTCTACAACCCGTTCCTGTTCAACAACTTCTGGTTCTACAACCTGTTCAACAACTTCCTGTTCCTGTTCAACAACTACTGCTTCCTGTTCCTGTTCAACAACTACTGGTTCCTGTTCTGGTTCCTGTTCTGGTTCTTGTTCCTGTTCCTGTTCTGCAACCTGTTCTGGTTCAACAACTACTGGTTCCTGTTCCTGTTCAACAACTACTGGTTCCTGTTCAACAACTTCTTTTTCTTCTTCTACATTTTCTGTAATAGCTTCTTGTTTAGGAATATTTCTCTCAACATTAACAATTAAAGCACGTCCATCATTAATTACTAAAAAAATCATTCTATCTTCAGCTGATTCTCTAATACTTTTCCATCCTTCTTGATTAATCATTTTCAAAATTGATTCTTCATTTAAAAAAATAACATCTACTTTTTCATTTTCATCATTAAATTGAATTGATAATAAACCAATTTGATATTTAGAAATACCTTCATTATATATTTCTTTTAATTTATCACTATTGTTATTCAAAAATTTGTAAGTTTTTTCGTCCATTATAATTTATATATATATATAAATTATAATCTTTAAACTAATTATTTAACGATCTTCTAATAGCTTCATCTATTTCATTTATAGAAAATCCAATATCATCAATATCTAAATTCATATTCGTATTAATATCATTAATATGTGTATTAACATCATTTATTTGTATATTAACATCATTTATAAAATTTTGTAGATTATTTTCAAAAATTTCTGTAAATAATGGAAATTGTGGAATATCCATATTATTAATTATTTCTTCTTGATTATCAATTATTTGTTCGGGTGTTATTGGAATATTTATTATTGGTTGATTTATTATATTATTAATATTCATATTATTAATTATTTGTTCTTGTTCAATCGGTTCTTCTTGATTAATCGGTTCTTCAATTGGAAATTCACATCTACATATTGGACAAGTATTATTTTGATTCAACCATGGTTTAATTCCTTCACATTCACCATCACCATTATGATAATAATGCATCTGTGGTTTACATGGTATACCAATTACACTATCTCCCAATTTAAATTGTTCTTGGCATATTGCACATGATAAATTATTATCAATATCTTCTTGTATTATCTCAAATTCTTCTAAATTTTTAATAAATTCTTTAGATGTTGGATTTTTAACATTTATTTCTTCATTAAATGATTCATTCATTATATCATCGATTGTATTTGTATTTATATTATGTATTATAAATCTCAGTAATGGATTATTATTATTTCCATCTATAGGTACTATAACATTGATTGAATTAAAACTCTCCATATTATTTAATATATATAAAATTATTAGTTTTAAATTATTTAGTCAACTTCGTCTATTGTTGGACCTGATGTATCCGGCATTTCACCTGATTTTTCTTCGGACATTCCTTCAGGCATTCCACCAGTTGGATTTTGATATAATTTACTCATAATTGGTTGAACGGTTGTATTAAATAAATCTTTTTGTGAATTTAATTCTTCTGTTGTTGCTTCTGAATTTTCTTCTAACCATTTTTCATTATCTACTACTAAATCAGTTAATGTTTGAATTTCTTCATCTGATAATTTTTCTTTTACTTCTTCTTTATCAATTGAACTTTTTGTTTGATATATTATAGATTCTAATTCATTTTTAGCATCAATATTATCTTTAATTTTTTTATCATCTTCTTTATATTTTTCTGCTTCTTGTACCATTTTTTCAATATCTTCCGATGATAATCTACCTTTATCATTTTTAATTTTAATTTCTTGTTTTTTACCACTTGCCTTATCACAAGCTTCTACCGTCATAATACCATTAGCATCTAAATCAAAACTAACTTCAATTTGTGGAACACCTCTCGGTGCAGGTGGTAATCCTTCTAATAAAAATTTACCCAATAAATTATTATCTTTTGTAAATTGTCTTTCACCTTCAAATACTTGAATTGATACACCCGGCTGATTATCTTCATATGTACTGAACGTTTGGCTTTTTTTTGTTGGAATTGTTGTATTTCTTTCAATTAAATTAGTCATTACACCACCAGCTGTTTCAATACCTAATGATAACGGAGATACATCAAGTAATAATAAATCATGTGCTTTATCACCATCTACTAATGTATCTCCCAATATAGCAGCCTGAACAGCAGCACCATGTGCTACTGCTTCATCTGGATTTATATTTTTACATAATTCTTTACCATTAAAAAAATCACTAATTAATTCTTGAACTTTTGGTATTCTAGTTGATCCACCTACTAATACAATATCATCTACATCAGATTTACTAATTTTAGAATCTATTAAAACTCTTTGAACTGGATCAATTACTTTTTTAAATAAAGATAAACAAATTGATTCGAATTTAGCTCTCGTAATACTAGAAAAAAAATCAATACCTTCAAATAAAGAATCTAATTCAATTGAAGCAGTTGATCCACTAGATAATGATCGTTTTGCTCTCTCACATGCTGTTTTTAATCTTCTCATTGATTTATTATTTCCACTTAAATCTTTCCCTTTATTTTTTCTTTTAAATTCTGTTGAAAAATGATGAACAAGTAAATTGTCAAAATCTTCACCTCCTAGGTGTGTATCACCAGCAGTTGCTTTTACTTCAAAAATACCCTCATCAATTGTTAATAATGATACATCAAATGTTCCACCACCCAAATCAAATATTAAAACATTTTTTTCTTTTTCACAATTATTTAAACCATATGCTATTGCTGCTGCTGTTGGTTCATTTATTACTCGCAAAACATTTAATCCAGCTATTTGTCCTGCATCTTTTGTAGCTTGTCTTTGCGAATCATTAAAATAAGCTGGACATGTAATAACTGCATCAATTACCTCATGACCGATATATGATTCAGCTATCGTTTTCATTTTTGTTAAAACCATTGATGAAATTTCTTCTGGATGATATTGTTTTTCTTCTTCTTTATAATTAACTACTATTTTTGGTTTATCATCATTTCCACTAACAACTTTAAAAGGAAAAGTTTTAATTTCTCCCTGAACAATTGGATCACTAAATTTTCTACCAATTAATCTTTTAGCATCATATACCGTATTTTCTGGATTTTGTGATGCTTGATTTTTAGCACCGTCTCCTATTAACCTTTCTGTATCTGTAAAAGCAACAAATGATGGAGTTGTTCTATTCCCCTGATCATTTGAGATAATATCACACCTATTGTCTTTCCACCAACCAACACAACTATAAGTTGTTCCTAAATCAATTCCAATTGCTACCTTTTTTGACATTATATATATATACACAATTTAGTTTATTTTTTAAGTAATTTATCATATATCATAATTTCATCTAATATATTATTTATTATTTGTTGTTTATATAAATTATATTGTTTATCTAATATATTATTAAGTTTTTTTACAAATGAATAAGATATATTACCAGAGTAATAAATATCCATATTATTTTATTATTTTATTATTATTTAATTAATTTGATAAAATATTAATCAAATTAATTAAATTAAAATGAATTCATGTATAAAAAAAAACACAAAAAACAAGAAAAAAACAATACCTAAAGCAATTAGAGAACAAACTTGGTTAAATCAATTCGGTAAAAAATATGAACATAAATGTTATATTAATTGGTGTGAAAATATTATAAATGTATTTGATTTTCATGTTGGCCATGATAAACCTGAAAGTAAAGGTGGAACACTTGATATTGATAATTTAAAACCAATTTGTTCCAGATGTAATCATTCTATGAGTGATAATTATACAATAAATCAATGGAATAAACTAACATCAAATAATAAAAAAAAAAATTTTATGTGTTTTTAAACAAATATTATTGTATACATATATTTATAATACATTATGAATGATCATTTATATTTTATAATTCAAATAATATTATTACTCGTACGATTATTTAGAATTTTTTATTTACCTGCACCGATTCCAAAATTAATAAATAATACAGATAAATATAACAAAAAAAATAATATTACATTATGTACATGGAATATACAATGTTTATTTTGTTATATGAATCATAAAAATAGAAAACTTAAAAACATAATTAAAAATATTGAATTAATAAATACAGATATATTTTTTTTACAAGAAGTTTTTGATGATTATAGTAAAAAGTATATAATAGATAATTTAAAAAATATTTATCCTAATTATTTATTAGGTATATGTAATAAAAAATGTTTATTTGGTGAAGATAGTGGATTATTAATATTAAGTAAATATAAAATAGATTTTTTAGATGAATTTATATTAGAAGGAGGAAAATTACCAGATTGTTTTTCAAATAAATCTGCTATATTTTTAAAAATTAATGATATTTTTTTTTGTAATACACATTTACAATCAAGTGAATGGAGTATACAAAATAATACATCTAAATTACAAATCGAAAAAATATTAAGTTATTATAAAGATATAATATTAGTAGGAGACCTTAATAATGGTTTTGTTTATGATTTTATTAATACAAAAAATATTAATAATAACATTACAAATACAGATGAAAATAAAGTATTAGATTATATTATATCTAAAGATGATTATTATAATATAAAATCAAATACTTTATATATAGATATAAGTAAAAGTTCGGATCACTATCCTGTAATGGGAATTATTATTCTTTAATAATTGGAATAATTTCTTCTTCATTAATTATATTATCTTTTAATTGTTCTTTTATTTCATCTGGGTTTTCTTTTATTTTTTCTTCTTCTCCTAATTCAATTCTATTATTTTTTTCTTTTATATAATCAGAATCTAATACATTATATGAAACAAATTCACACATATAAGCACTCATCATTTTATCACTTTTAATTGAAGCGTGAGCAACAACAAATGAATTATATAATTTCATTAATACAAGTAAAGTAAATGAAGCAAAACATGATACGGTTGACATACTATGATATCCATCTTTTATTAATTTTATACTAAGAATCATATTTATAAAATATATACTACAATTAAATAATAATAAATTATAATAATATTTATTTAATTTATCCATTCTTTTATCTAAAACTGGTTCTAATATTATAATTTCTTTTAATGCATTATCTGGTTTATCATTATCTATATCTAAATTTTTAATTGCCCATTCTTCTCTAACTAATTCTACCATATAATATGAGAAAAATGTAAACATTGAAAACATATTCCAATATAATACTACTTTATGATAAGTATCATTATTTTCATAATTTTCTGATAATGTACATATTTGTTCACCACAAGATTGTGGAACAAATAACGATAATAGTGTTCCAGTAGCAACTTTATAAACTTGGAGTAAAAAAATACCACCAACTTTAATTCTCTGTATTAAATCAACATCTATCATTTATATATATATATATTATAATATTATTTTATCATTCTATTCCTATTATTTATATAATTTATTATATTTATTTTTTCATTATTACATTTAATTGTATTCATATAATTATACATTTTACTTATATATATATTAGGATTTAATGTTTCTGCAACCAAATTATTTACTATAATTGTAGAATGTTCATCCATCAATATATTATATAATATATCATTTGAATTATATTCTATAATTTCAATATTTGGTAAATTAATTGATTCAATTAATTCATTTTTATATAATATTTTGTGTTTTTTAGTTAAAATAATATCATTATTTGGAACATCTTTTGAAATACTATCTTTTTTAATTTTAACTAGATGATTTTCAGTATGTTTTGTCGTGGTTATCATATTTATTTTTTTATTGTCAATTGTATTTATATTTGTATCTATATCTTGTATATTGATTATACCTTGATCTGTATTAATTGGTGTATCTTTTACAAAACATATATCACTATTTACAGATGCACAATCTATTTCCTTTATTACTATAATTGGTCTAAAATTGAAAAATAATAATACCTCTAGTTTATCATTTAGTGTTATTTTTATATTATCTTGTAATACACCATTTTGATCGATTTCTTCTATTAAAGAATATTCAGTGAATTCGATTCCCGATGATTCAAAATATTTAACTTTTAATATAATTTTATTATCATCCAGTTCTAATTTTAAAACAAATTTATAAGAGTTTGATCCTTCCACTATATTAAGTGTTAATTCTACATCATATTCCATATGTATATATGATAACTTATCTATTTTATCATTTTCATTAAAATTTAATATATTATCTTGACCGGATATTGTTTCTTCAAGCTTAAATGTTATTTCTTCATTTGTTAAGTTTACTAATTGATTATATAAAAATTTATTTTCCGTAAAATGATCAAGTATATTAGATTCAAGTTCATTAGAAAGGGTAAATTTTCCTTTAATAAAATCATATGTTTGATTAACATTTTGTTTTAAAAGTTGTAACAATAATTTATTATTAAATGAATTAACATTAGATGAATCAAATGTCAATGTTGTTTCTAAATCACTTACAGTTTTAACATAAATATATCTATAATCATTTACCCAATCTGTTAAATTTTCTAGTTTTTCATATCTTACATCAAGTCTAATACCAATTAAAAATTTCAAAGACTGAATTATTATATCGATAGAAAATTTATCATAGTAATCAATAAAACAAGAATATATATTATCTAATACAGTTGTTATATTATCTTTTTCAAAAGTAGATAAGCTTACCGTATTGACTGATATAGGCATTACTACATCCCCGAGGTTATCCCTAAATTCAAATTGAACGATTTTATCTACTTGTGCATATTTAAGGTAGTTAAAATATTGTGTTAAATTAGATTTTGTAATAATTTGTATAATATTAAATGTTGCATATTCTATTTCTTCTCCAATATTAGTATTTACAAATTTTAATATTACAGTTATGCTTTGATTAGGTTTGTTATTTTTTGATAATATTAAAGAATATTTATCGTCGCCCTCGATGAATGGTTCAATATCTAGTTGTTCACCTAGTGGATTAGTTGTTTCTAATTTAATTTTCCAATCACCAAGATTTTTTGTAGGTAATTCATTTAAAAATATATCTATAAATTTATCTTTACTATTATTTTCAGTTCTTGGCTTAAATATATTATTTAAAATATTATTTTCTCCTATATTTTCTGAATAAATAATAATATCTTGATTCTTAGAATAATCAGATTTATGAGTGATTAATGATCCACCTAAAGAAAGTTGAATAGATGGCTCAAAACTTTCTTTATACAGGAATACTTGAGTTGTTTGATTTTTATTCCCAGTACTATCAGAAAATATTGTTGTTATTTGTAAAGGGAAGCCAGTATTTAATAATGCCGAATCTAAACCAGTAAATAAATTTCCAATGGTAGTCTGATATTGATTTGAATCAAATGTCAATATTTTTTCTACATCATTTAAATCAATTTCTATTTCTTTTATAATATTATCATTTGAAGAAAGTTGAATTGATGCACTACTAATATCAGTTTCATCTCTACCACTTACAAATGCTATTTCAAATAGGTTTCCATCAATATCATTAAAGTTATTATTTTTATATTCATATTCTCTATTTCTAGTATTATTCACTATAGTCTCGTTAATGGTTATATTTGGGGGAATTACATCTACAGAAATATGATTAATAGTCGCTATTGAATCTAATCTAAAAAAAATAAAGTTTTTAGTACTAACATTTACACCAAATATAACAAGTTCAACAAAACAAGTAATATTTGATCCCAATGGGCCTTCAAACTCGACTGGAACATCATTAAGGACGATTTGATTAAAGTCCCCCTGTAAACCATTAAAATCCTGCTGAATTGACTGTATATAACTATTTTCAGTTTGCGCAAATGGAAAATATTCGTTATTTGTTATACTATTTACATATCTATATCTGAAAGTTCCATAATAACCAGTTAGGGTTCCAAAACGACTACTTCCTGCTGTACCAAAATATTGAGTTTGAAGATCTCCAGTAAATGTAAGGTCAGTTTTAATATCAAAATTTATTGCTATGGCGCCATTATTGGTTTCAAAATCTGCCCTTGTAAATAAATCTTTTGTGCCTTCTGAGGTTTCAATTTTCTTTATCATTTTCACCATTAATATTATATTATATTATATAATTTATTTTATTTTTGTAAATTTAATTTTATTTTATTTCTTATATCGTAATTTAATTTGAATTAAATTTATAAAAAATATATATTAAATTTAGAGTTTATCTCTATATAAATAAAAAATATGAGCTTTGAATGTCTTGAAAATTTTTCTAATAACTCAATCTTTATTGATAATGAAAAACAACTTAAAAAATATCGGAAAAAATTAGACTTAGTAATAATCCTTGTAAAATTAAAGAATTTCAAGATGCAATTAAAGAGTATGAATATCGTAATAAAAAACTAGTTATTAAAAAAAAACATAAACTTATTAAAAATAAAGTTGAATCTGATGATTATATACTAGATAAAGCAATTGAAGAAAACAATGGTTATATCCCTATAATTGTATCTGATAGATATCTTAAAGAACAAAGAAGAATAAAACATATGAAAATAGTAAATAAAAAAAAAATAGAAAGTAACATCAATAGCCATGTAAAACATTGTATGAGAAAATATATTAGTATTTGGAAAAATATGATTTCTAATATTCAATGTAAAAATAAAAATAAAATTGATCTTTTCAAATATACTCAAAAATATCTAAAGGTAAAGAATATTCTTAAAAAATGGCAGTTTCATTCTGATTTTATGATTACTCGTTACAATATGAAGTGTGGGTATATTAAAGGAAAACTACTAACTAATTTTAAAAAAAATATCTTTATTAGTTGGCATATGATTTCTTCTAAAATTCAATGTAGTATTTGCTACGATCACCATAGCAAAGACAATATTATAAAAACGGATTGTGGACATGAATTCTGTAGTGATTGTATTAACAACTGGAGTGAAAAATGTTTTAAAGGATATAATGATGCAACTTGTCCTCTATGTCGACAAGTATATGAATACAGGCCAATTAATTATAGAGAACCAACTGAACAATACCAGGAAACTCTAATAACTGAGTCGCCTCTGAATGTTAGAAGAAGACTGTTTGAGAATACCAGTATTTATGAAAATATATTCATGACACGTGAATATCTTGATTCACTTATTCCTGAACCAAGACATCTAGGTAATATTGATTAAAAATTAAAACAAAAAAAAATATTATTATTATTATTTACTAAAAAAAATACCCAAAATATCTAGTTATTTAACGATATTTTGGGTATTTTTCTCCTTTATTATTTAATTTATTATTATAACAATCATCGCATATACCTAATTCATACCATTTACACCAAATTTTTATTTTTTTTACAGATTCTTTTCTTTTACCACACCAATTACATTTATAATATTTATAACACATTTATATAATTATTATTATTTTAAAATATAAATCTACTTAGCAGTTCGCCTTTTCTTATTTTTTTCAGAAGATCCACTTGATCCATTATTGAATTCAATATTCTTAAACTTTTCAATCAAATCAGATTCATCTGTAGAATTTGCCCATCCATCAATTCCAGCAGAAGAATTTCGTACATCTGATTCTGTTACATTTGAATTGTCGAGTTTATGAAACTGTGCAAAGTTTTTAATTGCCAATTGGATATGATCATCTGAATACTTGACTGACTTGATTTTCTTGTATAGAAATGTTTTATACTCAGAATCAATTTTGACTTTGATTGATGTATTATTACTACTTGTCACTGTACAATTTTCTTTCCATCCAGGATTGCTTCCACCATTATATTCAATATTAATATTTTTTGGTAGCTGTGACAGAATAGATACAATCATGTTCTTATCATTAAATGTATCTTGATTTTTTGGAGAGATAATATCATATGTTGATTTGCCAAATTTAATAATCATTTCATCTCGCCCATCTTTTAGACCATCATTGTATGCTTCTTCATATACATCTTCAATTTCTTTCTGAAGATTTTGGATAACGGTTTGTAGATGCTTCTTTGACATTCTCTTTGTTATTTCTGAGTATTAGAAGTTTGTATAAGATTCAAATACTTTTACTTTTGTTTTAATTATAATAATAATAAAAAATTCAAATTTATTAACGATGTGGTCCTTTCCATCCACAATTAACTTTAATCCAATTTATATTTTTATTATATGGTGAAAAATTCCAATTAAGTGTTCTTAAAGCTGGGTCAGATGATATATTCCATAAAGTTTCATGTCTACACAAATACTTATGATCTAATATTTTATATAACATAAATTTTATTTTTTCATCGACATTAGTTGTTTTAAATAAATTTTTAATTGATATATTATTCATGATTAATTCAAAAAAATATCTTAAATCATAATAATAATTTAATGTATCAGTTAAACCATTTGTTTGAAATGAACCTGTTTTTTTCTCAGATATTAATGGTATATTTTTAAGACAACTTTGTCCAATTAATTGTAATTCATTATTTGTATAATCAAAATAATTTAATAATTTTTTAAATAAGATATAATCATTATAAATATATTTGTATATTAATTTTTTATTTATAGATATATAATTATTAAATGTAAAATTATTTATATATGCAAAAATAATTTTAGAATTTATATCAAGTTTATTATATATTAAAGAAGTTATATTTTCATCAATATAAATTAAATTAAATTCCATTTATTATATTATAAATTATATATTTTAAATAGTATATATGAATAATAATTTTAAATGCCCAACAAATAATGAAAAATCTAGAGAAAATTGTTGTGGTAAATTAAATATAGATATAAATCATCCAAAATGGACTGGAGATAATGGTATGTGGGATTTATCAGATGAGCATCATGATATAAATAACTGTTATTCATATTCATTAAATAATCAAATACCAATGGGTTGGAGAACAGATAAATTACAACCTGGCGATTTAAGTGGTGGAAAATATTCTGAACAAACATGTAAATCTATTATACAACATGTAAGAGAAGATTATATGAATAAAGATATTAGAGAAGTAGGTTTAAATGATAATGTAGAATGTAATAGATATAAAATAGCATTAGTATTATCAAATAATTCAGATAGTTTTGATTATCATTTTTATAGACAAGATTTAAATGGAAATTGGAGTCATAAAGCAGGTGATAATCCAATATCAAATGTAGATGCTTCAGGTAAATTAATAAAAGATCCACAAAAAGCAAATAGAAATTATAATAAGACTGATAATACTGATGATGATAATAATGATTATAATATTTTTTGTGGTTATTATTCAGTTAGAGTTGATTCTTCATATGTTAAATAACTAAAATAATAAATGAAATTATTAATAATAATAATAAAATACATATAGTAATTATTCTAGAGTGTTTTAATCTTTTTTTAATATTAATATCTGCTTTTAAATTAATTTTATAAGTATAAAATATAGCATATATACCAGTTATGATTGCAATAAATGCAATTATATGTGGAATTATAATAAATTCTTTTGTCATTTTTTTAGATGTTAATCTAATAAATGCTTTTATTGTAAAAGATAAGGCAACCATTTGAAACATAGTTTGAATCCATGTAGAATGTAATTGTTCTATATTTGTATCTAAATTTATTTTACTAATTTCAACTTCTTTATTTGTATTATTCATATATATATAATTCATATAATATTTAAAAATAAATTAATAAATAATAATAAATGATTAAAGATTATAGACGCAACTCTAATGTTGTTAGAATACAGAATGATAAAATTGCATGGGATATTTGTAGAAAATATACACAAAATTTAAATAAAATTGTTAATAAAGATAATATTGATATTTTGGTAGAAAATTTATATAAAAAATATATATTAAATTTAAAATCAAATAATTTACAAATATATAATAAAAAATATATAGAATGCTGGAATGTTTTAATTAATACTTTAAAACATAAAAAAAATTCATCAAATATAAAAAAAAAATCAATATTACAATTACATTATATATCTCAATTAAATATATAAAGAATTATTATAGTTTATAATATAAATGTCAATTAAAGATAAACCATTAAAAAAACGCCATAGTGATAAAAGAATAACAATAGATGTAATACATAATGATATATTATCAACAATTGAAGAAGAAAAAAATAAAATAGATGATTATATTTTAGAAAAAGATAAATTATCTAACGAAATATTTAATATGGATAGAACAGATAAAAATTATTTAAAAAAAATAAATAGAATAAAAAAAATAGAAAAAGAAATTAAACAAATAAAAGAAAAAGAAACAGACTATTATTTAGATAATGGATTATTATTAAATGATTATTATAATAAGGATTTCAAAGTTGTTTATAAAAAAGATACAGATACAAATAAAAAAACAAATATATTAGATTTTTTTAATAAAAAAGAAATAGATGATGTTAAAAGTAAACCAGAAGAAAAAGAAAAAGAAAAAGATAAAGATAAAGATAAAGGTAATATTATTGTAACATATTTATCCAATATAAATGATGAATGTTTAAACAATAATTTTAAAGATACTGAAAATGAAATGCATATATGTGAAAATTGTGGTAAAAAAAATATGATTTACAAATTGAGTGAAAGTGAAATATTTTGTAATGATTGTGGATATACACAACAAATATTAATGAATAATGATAAAATTTCATATAGAGAAACACCTAGAGAAATTAGTTATTTTGCCTATAAAAGAATTAATCATTTTAATGAATGGTTAGCACAATTTCAAGCAAAAGAAACAACAGAGATACCAAATAATGTATATACTGATGTATTACTTGAATTACAAAAAAATAAACATATTAAAATATCACAAATAACAAATAAACAAATAAGAGAAATATTAAAAAAATTAAAGTATAATAAATATTACGAACATATACCGAATATAATTAATGTAATATCTGGAAACAATGCTCCAACACTTATGTCAGAACATGAAGAATTGTTAAGAAATATGTTTAAAGAAATCCAGATGCCATTTATGAAACATTGTCCACAAGAAAGAAAAAATTTTTTATCTTATTCATATGTATTACATAAATTTTGTGAATTATTAGAATTAGATCATTTATTAAAATATTTTCCATTATTAAAAAGTCGAGAAAAATTACAACAACAAGATAAAATATGGAAAAATATATGTTTAGAACTACAATGGGAATATATTGCTAGTATTTAATTTTTCATTTGTAATTTATATGTTGTTTTTATTGGTCTGTTTTCTAATTTTTCCATTATATTATCTACTAAAGTTTGATCTTTAATAACATCAAAAATATTATTTTGAATATTTTTTTTAGTTAAACCTTCTCTAGTATTTCTAGTTGCACATTTAATTTTACCATTTTCTGTATTTAAATCTTTAATATTATATTTATTCATAAATTCAGTAATATGTGGTTCTAATTCTTTATTTCTTATTTTTTTTAAATCTCTTATTTTTTTTTCATGTTCGCATATATCTTTATTATAAGTAATCCATTTTTTAACCTGTTCTTTAAAATGGATTAATTCGCTTGTTGGTATTTCAACTTGTTCATACATCATTATATAATATTATTATTATACTTTTAAATAATATTTAATTTAATATAAAAAATAATATATATAATATATTATATAAATGACTGAAATTAATTGTTTAAGTAGTTCTGATGGTGCCGCTAGTAATACCGGTCGTCCTTTTAGAGCATGCAATGGCAATAATTGTAATGGTTCTCCTCAATCTGTTGAAAGAAATCAAGCTTGTGCCGCTGGATGTAAAATGTGTGGTGGTGGTGGCAATTTTATGTATCCTAGAGTATATGATTTTTGTAATTGTGAAACATTTACCGATAAAACAAAATTTGCTTGTGGATATAAGTGTGGATGGAAAGGTCCATGCTTTTGGGATTTTGCAGCATGTGGATTACAGTGGGGTAACCATGTAGGAGGTGATGGTAGTAGAAGTGGTTTATCATTTGCTGGTGGTGTGACAACTCGAAATTGTAATTTATCATGTGATAATAGTAATTGTGAAAGTTGTGCTAGTTGTAATGATTGTAATACATGCTCAACTAAAAGCGAAGATACATCATGTAATTAAATTAGTAAACTATGAAAATCCAGTCGTTCTCCAAAGAGCTCCAAGAGATACTGTTCGAGTGGGTGGATATCAAAACGTCCAACTGAATAGTATCAATGTTGCACTGTTCGGAACTAGACCTTAATTTTTCTTTTTAATAATTCTAAATCCCATTTATTTTCATCTTGTGGTATTTTATAAAATTTTTTATTATATTCCATATAATAACCATATTTACCTATACATATATTAATACTTTTTTTATTATGTGTTCCTATTTTTTTTGGATATTTTACAATAGTTTTACAATCTTCTATTGTTAAATCATCTTTTTCTTTTTTTTTCCATTCTAAATATGATTTAATATTTTTGTTTTTATTATTATAGTTAATATAATACCCATATGGTCCATTTAATAATTTAATTTCTTTATTTTTAATTTTACCTATTACTATGCCTGAAGTACATTGAGTTTTAATATTACCCATTTGTTCTATAACAATACTAATAAATGAATCATATACTTTTTTAATAATACCAATCCATTCAACTTCTCCTTTTGTAATTTTATCTAAATCATTTTCAATTTCAGATGTATAAACAGGATTTATAATATTTTCAAAATATTTTGATAAATACTCTAATACAAGAATACCCAAATCTGTAATAATTATTTTGTTTTTTTGTTTTGAAATAGTATATTCTTCTTCAATTTCTTCTAAAATATTATTTTCATTTAATTTAATAATTGTTGCTAATTTTTTATTTTCTGGTATATCTTTAGATACTATATATTTTCTATTATATAATGTATCAATTAAACTTGCATAAGTAGAAGGCCTACCTACACCACTTCTCTCTAATTCTTTTACTATGGTGGCTTCAGTATATAATTGTGGTGGTTCTACAATTTTATATTTATAAATACATGAAACTAAATTATATTCTTTAATATCTTTATATATATCTAAATCAATAATTTCTTTTTCTTTATTATCATATTTTAAGTATCCATCAAAATATAATGATTTTATTTTAGATTTAAAATATCCAAATTTATCCATTAAATTATTAGATAATTCGATTATAATTACATCATATATTGCTGGTTTCATGTGAGATATAATTGTTCTTTTTTTTATTAAGTTATATAATTTATGATCAACTTCAGTATAATTTATATTATTTTGATCTACTGTTAATATTTTTTCTAAATCTGTTACTCTAATAGCTTCATGTGCTTCTTGAGAACCTTTTACTGATTTTTCTTTTTTATTTTCATAATAATTATTTCCATAATTTTCTTTAATATTAGTTTTTAATTTTTCTTTAAAATCATCTGATATAAATGTATTATCAGTTCTATGATAAGTAATTAATCCATTATCATATAATTTTTGTGCTATATTCATAGTCATTTTAACAGAAAACCCCAATTCTTGTTGTGCTGTTTGTTGTAATGTAGATGTTCTAAAAGGTGAAGGTGAATATTTTTTTTCTTTTTTAGTATTTAATTTATCTACATTAAATTTTTTATTTTCAATTAAAATATTACATATATCTTTAATTAAATCAACTGTAATATCTTTATCAGAAAATACAAAATCAAAAACTATATCTGTATCATTATTATTAAAATTCCCAGTTAAATTATGGGAATATTTTGGATTTTTTAAATTTTTTTCTATTTCTATATTTTTCATATTAATAATATTTAATAAACAACTTTGAACTCTACCAGCAGATAATCCCTTTGTATCTGTTTTAATATGTTTCCATAATAGTGGAGATAATTTATATCCAATAATTAAATCTATAAGTTGTCTAGCCCTTTGAGCATTAACAGAATTAATATTTAATTTTATAATATTGTTTAGTGATTTATCTAATGCTTTTTTTGAAATTTCATTAAAAATAATTCTATTATTATTATTATAGTTGAGTTTATATAAATTACCAACATGCCAAGCAATTGCATCTCCTTCTCTATCATCATCTGCTGCTAAAATAATCTCTTCTTTTTTATATTTTTTTAGTTGCGATATAATTTTATTTTTACTATCAGAATTTATATATATAGGATTAAAATTATCATTAATCATCATATCTAATTTTTTAGGATCTAAATTATTAATATGACCACATGAAGAAATTACTTTAATATCATTTTTATAAAATGATTGTATTTTTTTTGCTTTTGCTGGAGATTCGACTATTAATACTTTCATTTTTTTTTTAATTAATATAAATTAAAATAATCAAATTTATAATAATTTATATTATATATATATATAAAATATGAGTAATTGGAATTCAAATACCTGTAATTATAAAAAAAATTATAATAAACCATGTGTATCACATAATAAAACTCATAAAGGTAATTTTAAAAGAGTATGTAATGATTGTTTGTGTTTAGATAAACATACAAATAAGGAAGAACAAAAAATAATATGTAATAAACCAATTTGTCCAGATATTATTGATATTATTAAAGATTGTAAAGTATACAGACCTATATTTAAAAAAAATATAGATCATTATTGTTCTAATAATAAAGTAAAAGATAAATGTCATAAAAGAGATAAATGTCATAAAGTTGGCAAATGTCATAATAGAGATAAATGTCATAAAGTTGGCAAATGTCATAAAGTTGGCAAATGTCATAAAGGAGATGAAAATAAATTAGATAATTTTATTAAAATGCTTACAGAAAAAATAATAGATGTTTAATAATATTAAAAAAAAAATATGTTATAATATATAATAAATGTCAGCGGCAGTAAATTTTGATTACGTGGATTCATCTAGACGTCGTAGACGCCGTGGATCCAATAATGGTTCGGACAACGTTTCAGGTAATGGTGGTAGACAAGAATTAAGAAGAACTATTAGAGAGTTAAATAGACAAATTAGAGAATTACAAGAAATGGCTGAAGGTCAAGAAGAAATTGATGAAGAATGCCTCAGTGATCTAAAAGACTGTAATGATAAACTGGATGAATCAAAAGCTGATCTAAAAGAGTGTAATGATAACCTGGATGAATCAAAAGCTGATATAGCAGATTTAAAAAAAGAAATTAAAAGATTAAAAAACTTAAAAAATAAATCATCGGGTAATAATCATATGAAAATTTATGATTGTTTTCCAAATGAATGTGATTTTGTTAAAAGTTGTAGAAAAAGAAAAAATATAAGTAGAATTGTATACAAAGATCCAGAAGAACAACCAGATATACCTAATGTCGATAATTTAAAAGATATATATTCTAGATGGATTGATCAATATGAGGAAATATTAAAGTGTTTAAAAGAAAATGTTGATAAATCAGAACTTATTTTAAGTGATTGTTGGTTTGGTACACCTACAATTGATGAAGATTTATTTGATAGTATTGGAGTAGAGTATGATTTAGATGGAAATCGATCAGATAGTGGTGGTATTTTTGCTTTATCTGGTCAAAGAACTAATAATATATTACGTTGTTTTGGTGGTGAAAATTTACCAGAACCGGAAAAATTACCCACCAAACTAATATGTACACCTAAAGATGGATGGAGAATAGTATATAATAATAAAAGATATAAATGTGATCCACATGATTTTTATGATGATGATGATGATTGTTGTATTGAACAACCAGAAAAACAAATTCCTAATTATGGTAAATGTAAAAAAGAAAGAATTTGTAAAAAACCAAAAAAATGTAAAAAATCAAAAAAACAAAAACATAAATTTAGTATTAAGGATTATTGTCATGATGATGGAGAATTAAAACTACCCAAAATTGAGGTATGTAATATAAGTAATGATTTTAAATTTGTTTGTCCTAAACAAAATATTAATATTGATAAATTATGTGATTATATTGATTGGAGTAAAATTAAAGCAAGAGACTCAGTTGATTGTAAAAATGTTACTCCATGTTATATATATACCAATAGTGATTTAAAATATAAAGCAACTAATTGGTTAATTGATGTTGGTGGTAATATTAAGAATACATCTAACATACAAGAAGAGACTATTATATCATATAGCTTAAAACAAATTGATGGTGTAGGTAATGTTTCTGCAAGCGATAGATATGATGGTTTATGTTGTAATAAAATATGTTATAATCCTGATTTATTTGTTGATTGTGATGAAATAATTGAACATCAAAAAGAATTTAAAGTATTATCTAATAAATTCGAATGTTTAATATGTATTGTTAGAGATTTCTTAGAATTTTCAAATGGTAAAGTACTACAAGGATCAATTCCAGGTGGCGATGGTTGGATAAGAGATAAAGTATCTACTAGAGATAAATGTAATTTACCCGATGAAGTAACATTATGGAAAGCAGTTGGTTCTATTTTACCGAAAGAAAAAGAAGAATGTTTATTAAATACTAGAGCACTAAAACTAGCAATGAATGCTAGGTCTAAATGTGAATTAATTAATAGTGAATTTGGTAAAGCTAAATATTGGCCAGATTATCTAAATATTATTCAAAAAGCTCAACTATGTGCTCAGGCAATTGTTGATAATAATTATTATAAATGTTTAATTAATGAAAAAAGCATTGAAATTAATGAAATTAAAAACTGTGTTGATCAATTAATTGGTGAATTAGTTGAGTCAATTATTGATGAAAATAATAAATTAAGTGTCGAATTATGGTTTGAAATACAAACAAATTTAAATAAAATATTTTGTATTGTTCAATATTTATTAGATACCATTGAATTAAAACAACAAGTTTATGATGAAACTGTTATTTTTTCACAAGTGGATTCTGTATTTAATATTTGGGGTGGATTGATTGCTCAAACATATGAAGCTACTCCAACTCTAGGTGAATTATCTAGTTTAGATAATCCCAAAATAAATCCAAATATAAGATCAAATTTAGCTTTAAATACTGTTATAGAAGATTATGATGTAGCAGAAACTGAATCTGAAGAAACTTTTTCAAATATTCAAATTACCGGAAAAGAAATTACAAAAATATATGCAAAAAATCTTAAATGTATTAATCCAGAAAATTTAGATCAACCAACATTTTTCCCACATGATTGTGATAAAGATGGTAATTGGAAACCAAGTAAATTTTATGATAATGATTTATTTAATGTAGTTCCAATTGTTACACCTTGTCCAGACTATGATTGTAAAATAGATATTAATGAAAATGGTATATTAATAAACCCAAATATTATTGATTTAAGGAAACCCAGAGCATTTGATGTATATCAGCAATTTTTAAATGAAGGTAATCAAGTATCTGATCCAGAAAATATAACTAGAACAACACAAGAAATTGAAACTGACCCCGAGGCTGATCCTGTAACTTTTGACGGTGATGGAGGTAACAAGTCTTCGGATTTTAGATGGAGAAAAATTAAATATTGTGATACCCCGGATCATGGAATTACACCATATAATAATAATAATCAAGATATCTCTAATCAAAATAATCTAGTATTTCCAAGAATAAATATGAATAGTATTTTAATTAACGATAATGGTACTCCATCTAATGGTGTGCCACCATTGACTATATTTGATGTAACAGATATATTAAAAAATCAAAAAGGAATAATTTGTACTACATATAATAAGGAAGTATTTACAAAATTATTGGCTGCTCCGGCTTCGCCGCCCCCGCCCCTTTGTCCATTACCAACGGACATATGGTATAAATTTAATAAAAAGATAGTCGGTACACCTGGTAATTTTGCAGAAAGCAGCATTGGCACATTATCAAATGGACAAAATTCAACTGTAACTTTTTCAAGTTTAGATGATGAAAATTCAGATTTTGTATATAGAAATCAAAATAATATTAATGATTTTGATGGAGTAGAACCAAATCCAGCATTACCTGCAACACCCGAAGGTGTTGGTTATTATATATTCCCTGGTTATTCAGATAAAGAAGTAGATAATACAATTGATGGGAATTTCATCAATTTCCCAGGTTATATTTATCCTGGTCTTTTAACACGTGAGGAATTATTATGTGTTCCAACACTTGAAGATGAAATTAAAGATAAATTTAATTATATGGTTTCAAATGGTGGTACTCATATATTAGAATCAGAAAGAATTATAGATGCTTTCCCAGATAACTATGTAAGACAATATGGTCCAAGTGGAGAACAATTTAAAGAACATTATTGTCATTTAAATTTATGTGATCCGTCTGATTTATCAGATACATTAGGATGGAGTGAAACATTCGCTTCTTTAGGTTTTGCTACAACAACCTTTCAAATAAAACATTGTCCATCTAAATTTGATTGTAATAGTGGTAATTTTACTGTTGTTGGAGATGGTAAATATGGTATTAAATCATATGTACCAATTGGATATGATATAGATGGTAACATAGTTCAGGCATGGTCTCAACCAGGTCATGTTAAAGATGGACCAACAAAAATGACATATACTGCTTGGCCACCTATAAAGGGAGATAGAATCCCTGCTAGTTTAGTTAAATATTTATTAAAACCAATTCCAAAATGCCCACAATGTTCTATAGCAACTAAAATGACCACAACTGATCCATATTTCTGTACAGCCAAATCTATTGTTGGATTAGGTAATTATCCAATGACCCATTATAAAGGAGCATATAGATTTGATAGAAGTATTGAAAGTATTTCACCAAGTATACAATCAGCAGTAGGATTTATTTCAGGGACAGCTGTAAATAATCAGAATGAATTAGGTGGAGATGCTACATTTGGTTATAATTTAAATCAAAAAGCAATATCTTCTAGTATATTTACTGGTGGTGATGTAATGGCAACTGCACAAAAAAGACAACAATCACAGTATGTTGCTGTTAAAAGTTGTGCTGAAAAACAATTTGAAATAATACAAAGAGCACTTCAAGCATTACAAGATATTATCGAAAATGGTGGAGAACCACCACCACCCTTACCAGAACCATCAAATCCAGAAGAATGTAGAGAATTATCTATAGATTTTCAAAATACTACAAATGATGCTTTACAAGAATTAGATGATTATTTTATTCAGTTATTCAAGAGCTTTCCTAAAAATAGAGAAGTATTTTGTAAAAAAGCCAGGAAAAAATTAGTATGTGAATTAATGATTTGTGATAAAAAAAATGGATGTCATCCAAAAAAACACAAGAAAAAATCATGTAAATGTAGAGATTATTCAACCCATGAATTTGATTCATGGGATGTATCTACATCATATGAATATGATTCAGAATAAATCATGTTTATTTAATTCAATAATTTAATTCAATAATTTAATTCAATAATTTAATTCAATAATTTAATTCAATAATTTAATTCAATAACTTATTTATTATTTATGTATTTAATTTAAAAATAAATATATAAGATAAAATAATATGGAAAAATCCGGTAAATTTAATTTAAATAATTGCAAAACTCCTAATTTAAAATCAAAAATATCTATAAATCATGAAAAAATTCGTTTAAATAAAAAGATAATTAATTTAGAAGAAAATTTATCTTACTGTAATAATGAATTAAATATTTATAAAAATAAAATTGATTCATTAAATAAACAATTAGTTATATTAGGTGAACGATATAATAAATGTTTAGAAGATAATAAAATATATGTTGATAATATTAATAATAATAATATAGAATTAAATAATTATAAATTAGAAAAAAATGATTTTAATAATACTATTA